TTTCCAAAGCCTTCACCCCCTCCACCTTGAGGCAATGCCTGTTGTGGTTGTTGTCCAGCTTGGGTTGGTTGAGCGCCTACTGGTACACCTTGAGGTAAACCTTGGGGCTGTTGCTCTGGTGGGTTGAGTGCCTCTGCTTGCTTTTTGACATCCAAACCCTTAACAAACTGTTGATAGTATTGCATTGGTTCTAACTTGAAGAGTAGTAACTTGTCAGCTCTACCTTTAGGGTCTGATTGATCAGTGTCTACAAAGTAAGTAAGTGGATCAATGAGTCCAAGTTTAGCGTTCTCCATTGCAAACCTCTTGCGTTGTACCTTATCTACTCCACTTGCTGACACGATAACTTCCATTCCATCTTCAACTAAGTCACGGTTCACCTTAACAAATGTGGTCTCACCGTCTGCACCTAACAAGCGTCTCATGTGATCTGCTGTGTAGAACAGCTTGATGAATTGCATAGCCCAACCACTCATCTGTTCAGCGGCGTAGTTAATAGTATCTTCAACTAAATCGTCTATCTTGCCAAAGTTTTGTTCCCTTAAGATCTGATTAGTTGTAGCCACATCACTAACCTTCTCACCTCTTACTGCTTCATTAGCTCCTAACTTAGCGAATCCCTTTTGACGCTCTGAGTTTTGTTCTTGGAAGAGTGAGGCTTGAGGAGTAATGCCTGGTATGTGAGTATGACCGTCTCTTACACTGCCTTGACCAACCACATCCTCATCAGGGTTAGATGGATCCATGTTCTCTACATCTTTCTTGTCTAGGAACTCAGAACTCCACACATCCTTACCTCTAGCTCTTGAGTTCATGTCTGTGATCTGTAGTCCTCGTTTGTTTACATTGCGTTGTAAGCTGATAACTTGCTCAATTCTGCTAGTCTCGTCCATTGGCATTTCACCCCATTGATCGTAACCTAGGAATATATAAGGCTTCTTAGGCATTTCAAAATGATTGTGGAATATTGTTTCTTCTTGAGTCTCTTCACCGAATAGGGACGCTCTTAACTCATCCTCGGTTAACTCTCTCTTCTGTCCAAGATCGTAAGTAAACAGTCTCTTCTCACCCTGCCAGTCCCAGTAAGGGTTACGCATTTTACCGAGTAGAACGGTGCGATACTTCCACAGCGTACCCTCAACTCGTTCAAATTTCTTTTTACCCTCGTCATCGGTTACAGTCTCATACCAAGTAAACCAAATCTCTTGTGGTTTAATCATTGAAGCCATCTTCTCTTCCTTTTTCTTGTCTTTCATGTCGTCTTTAAAGCCAATTACTTCAAGCAACTCATCTCTCTTATCGGGGAACCTCATCAATACTTCTTTTACTGACAACTCTAAAGTCTCAGCAACAAAGCTCATGTTATCAGCAGAATTTGAGGTTGCCGAGTGATCCATAACCACATTGTCAGGGTGTAAAACTCTGAACTCATAGTTACCGTTCTTACCAGACTCAGGGTTCCAAAACGCCTTAATCACTCCCTTGAAGTAGACAGGTAGATGTTTAAACGCTATCCCTAATGCTCGTCTGTTCTCTCTCTTTTTTAAGTCTGTATTGAGTAGTCGGCTCAAGTTCTTTGCTGCTTCCTTGCTCTCCTCTTCATCGCTGCCGGGCTTAACTACCATGTCAGGTAGTTGACTTAAAGCTATTGGTTTAATCGTACCCTCACCCTCATAGATGATGTTGTCCATGTAGCCTCTGCCTTGATGGTTCTTCAACTTGCCGTAATCTATCTGTCTACCAAACAGGAAGTCTTTATTCTTCTTTATTCTTGCTGGAATGTTCTTCTTCTTGTAAAAGTCCTCACTAGCTTCAATACGTTGGTTAGTCCATCTGATTAACTCAGCGTCATCAACCTTTAGGTGCAGAGGGTTGGCTAACTCAAGCGTGTTCTCTTTAGACTCTAAGCTAATTGCTCTTCTGTGTTCATCTTCTATGTGATGTCCTGAATCGTAATCTGGCATAAAAAAAGCTCCCGCAAGGAAGCTATAACTTCGTAATGTCTTGATTATACCACTGAATTAAACTGAAACTTTAGATCACAGTATTTATTTCTACACTCAACAATGAACGGTAACTTAGATGGACTTGGACCTGCCACTATTTGAATAACATCACCTCCGTACTGAATGATTGGTTGACTGCATGAGTAGCATCTAAACAGCTCCATATCCTTACCATCGTTTCTACCTAACCATACTGAAACAACCTTTGTTATTGAGCGAGGAGCAAACCCATCATAGTCTCTGTTTGCTTTGAAGTTGAGCATTGAGGAGTATTATATATCCCAGCTCTCTCTTTTACGAACTACCTTACCTGTACCGAACTTGCTTGTATCTAAGGTGATTCCCATCTCCCCTTCTTCGTCTACCATTGGTGCTATCTCATACTTACGCTTTTCAGGTTGCTTACCAAATGCTCCCAGTCCTACTGATATGAACTTAACAGCCTTGAGTCCATAGCTACACTCATCGGCGGCATGATCCTCTTGAGTGGTGTCTATCTCTTCTGGCTTATGTTCATCATATATAAGCTCAGGTAGGGTGCGAATCAGATTAGTACAGTCCTCCGTGATAACCCAGTAGGGTAAACCATCAGGTGCCATTGATAGCCAGTTCTTCATTGTTGGTACTTGTGAGTGTCGTTTGTTGTTACCTCTATCCATCCTGCACCAGCTCTCACCGTGTAAGTCTTTCCATTTACGCATCATCAAATCTCCTATGCTTGTTGAACCATCAGTTTGAGTATTAAGCATGGCAGGATCAACCACCGCCTTATTAAACTTCCTATGTCTTGCTGGATGAAATTTAAAGTTACCACTCTCGTCCTTCTCCTCACTAAAGATTTCCTCAGCCCACTCGTCAGGGTTCTTTTCAACTCCATACCACTCCTGATATGTAACTACTCGGTGAAATACCTCACCGTCATACTTCATCCTTATAAGTGCTGAAGCGTGGCAGGAGAACGGGGCTGTGTATCCCCAGTCCATCCATAAGAAGTGAGTCAATGAAGCCTTGGGAGTGAGACTCTTGATTACATGGCGGTCTCTTCTAAACTCCGAGAATACCTGTCCTGCGAATACATCCCAGTCACCGAATCTCCACGCTCTGTACTTCTCAGGATACTTGTCTTTTAGCTGTTCAATACGAGCCACATAAGCTGGATCTTTATCCATTAAGATTGGGTTGTCATCCATCGTTGCTGGTATGTAAACACGGTCTAATTCTATTTCCTTACCATTGGGTAGTTTAGTCGTTGTTGAGAACCTTGTGTTTGGTGGGGCTGGATCAATGAATCGTCTCTTAACCCAACCATGCCCTTTTCCTCCAGGGTTACTAGTGCAGAATATCTGAGGCTTTAAACCATCAACCGTACTCCTGCATGAACTCATCAGCTCAAGATAATGCTTCTCTTGGGGTATCTGATCTAGTTCTTCTAAGACCATGTTTTGATACTCATGTCCCTGATACTGAGTGTAAGCGTTAGCGTCCATCAAGTGTCCAGTTGAGAACACAGCACCTGAAGGCCAGTTAAACTTAGGTGGATTACCTACTCTTACAGCTCCTAGTTTCTGATAGATACGATAAGCACGATCACTCCAATCGCTTAAATCTTTACTGTTCTTCCTGATGATTAACGCTCTTAGTTTAGGGTTGGCTACGTTATAGATTAACCAGTTGATTCCCGCATCCGTTTTTCCGCCTCCCCTTGCTCCTCCGTAGAGGATTTCAAACTCATGTCGCTTTAATGCTTCTGCTTGTTTGGGGAAGGGAGTCCAAAGACATAATTTATCCACTCTCTTATTTTAACATCAGCCCTTTTGAAAACCAGTAACTCCGAGATCGGCTTTAACATCATATCTCCAGTCAAGAAACCTTTTTATAATCTTGGCAAGTAATTTAAACTTAAAACCAGTGAACCTACCATTTATTATTACCTCATCATAGGCTGACACTGATACTGGACTGGGATTCTTTAGTAGAAATCTAATCATCTCTCAGGTAACTTAACAAAATAATTCTTCTGGACATAAGTATCTCCTTTGTCTTTATCACTATTTAATCCATGACCTCTTAGTCTTAAACTCGTTTCTAAGTATCTATGTCTAACACCGTAATCAGGTGTTTCAATTCCATCTGCTGTTACTTTGACTGGTTTCTCTAATCCTTCAACAACATGGTTCATTAAATTATCGTTAGTTAAGCCCTTTGCATCCATAATTGTTTTAAGGTCAACTTTAGTCAATATCGCATACCCTATCTGTTTGGCTGATGCTTTGCTTGATGTATCGTATACTTTTAGTGCTGATGCTGAGGCGTTTCCTGTCTTAATATACTCCTTAAGAAATGCCTTCTCCTTTAGTGTCTTTGGTGGTCTCTTTTTAATTGGTTTTTTCACAGTTTAAATGTTTAATTTTTGACTTCATACTCTTAGGGTTTATTATTTCTTTACAGTTAGCACACCTTAGTTTCTTGCCGTCTTTTAGTGTGGTTATGCATCTGTTTTTATCCATCTCCCAGTTAAGAAACTTCTCCATAACTTTAGTTGTTTCCTTGTCCTCCTCATTGTGTGGCATTATTCTAAATCTTGGTTGCTTCATTGCTGGGTGATGATTAATGTAGGTTCATTATCGCTACCAAGTTCTCCAGCAATCATTTCAATATCACACTTCTTCTTGTTAATTACTTGTTTCATCTTTTCAAGTGTTAACATCTTTTTGTCCGTGTCAGCAGAATAAACACTCTGATACTTGTCTGAGTCAAATACCACCTTTGCTTTAATTGTAGTCTTCATGGATAAAACATTCTATAATCAGTATCGTATTTACTCCTAAGTATTCTCTTTGATAGCTCCGTTAATTTTACCACCTTACTCTTGCTCTTATTGGTGTGCTTTAGCTTCCACTTAACTCCTAGTTTCTCACATACATAGCTCCAGTCTCGCTCTAAGTTCTCAAACCTTCCAGTAAAGTCCATCTCGTTTTCTCCTCCTACACAGATGAAGTTGAACTGTGGTTGGAAGAATATGTTGTCACTCCAGTTACCAGCTTCTATGAACTC